GATTTCTTTTTGTTGAGAATCACTCATGTTTTTTACGCCGAAGCCGTAGGTTTCTTAACTTCGTCCTCAAAGACCTTCTTAGATCCTTCAGAACTGTGAGAAGCGCCAATGGCCTTACCGAGGGACAGGACAGCGTCCTTGAGTTCCATCTTGCCATTACCGGGGACAGCAGCCTTTACAGCAGCACCGTAGTGCTTACGCTTACGCTTTGAGAATAGGAGTCCAAGACCCTCCAATGCAGCAACGCCTGGGAAAACCGTATTCAGACCTCCAAGAGCCATGCTGATGGCAGAATCTAAAGCCTCTGCACCAGGATCCGTAACATCAATGACATCTGCCATTGGATCAAGCACAAATTGCTTATCCACCAAAACAACGGTCTCTCCTGTAGCTGCCATTTTACCTGCAACCTCTGGAGGGAGCATGCCAAGATCAGCCGGAACTGCTTCAGCACGACCCGCAGGGATCACATTATCAATGGTTGTAACCACCTTATCAGCGAAGAGACTCTCCGCTAGCGCACAACCAGTGCAAAGAAGGCCAAATACTGTAACGAAAAAGCCTGTCAACCAAAAATTCTTACTCATCATACTTGCAAATCTCCCTTGTCATCACTCCAGGGCGGAGCTTCCGAGGTAGTCTCGGTTTTAATAGGGTTGAGAGAGGCTTCAAGGTTCATTACTAGTTCCTTGCCCTCCTCATAGCTACCAACCTCAACGAGAGATTGGAGGTTCAGTTCATTATCCATCCACTCAGCAACCTGAGCCGGATTACCAGCGCGAGTCTTCTTGTACTTAGCCTGAGACTCTACAAAACTCTTCCATTGACCCTGTTGCGTGATACGAATGTTGAAATCGTTACCACGCTCGATGTCAATAATCGTGCTGTTGTCGGGATCATCCTCATCTTGGAAGTCCTCATTGATCATGGCAGACATGACACGATCGAAAAGTTGCTTGCTCATCGCAATAAACTTGACCGGGTCTTCGCCTGCCTCTTCAAGGGCACGCACAACACCAATAGCGTAGAAACGCTCCTTGGCCTTAATTTTAGTTGCCATGTCGCCAAACTTAGACTTAACATTCTTACCCGTAGCATCCTTGCCCAGGTTTAGATCCTTGTGACGCCTCCAAAGATCAAAGTAAAAGTCGCAAACAGGGCACTTCTCACCCGCTGGCTTGCGGCATTTATAGTTGCGCCACTGCCCTTCGCTGTTCTGATACTTGTGGACAGCGCCCTCTACAAAAAATTCAAGAGGGTCATTCTTACCGGGTAGGAAACGAACCATGTTGTCCCCGTCTTGGAAAGTGGCCCAATTTGACACACCCTGACCGCCACCACCCTGTGGTTTATCTTCGGTCATGATCTTCTTGTGCATCTCTCTTAGTTCTGCTAGTGTTTTTGCCATTGTATTCTCCTTTAGGCTATCGATTGCAATTGAGTTGCTAACAAGTTATTGGT